CGTAACTGGTAGCAGCATCGATAATTTCGATCCCGTTCTGATCTCCCTGATCAGACGCGCAATGCCTAACCTGGTCGCATATGACCTCGCAGGCGTTCAACCAATGAATGGTCCTACTGGACTGATCTTTGCAATGCGCTCCCGCTACACCAGCCAGACCGGCAGCGAGGCACTGTTCGACGAAGCAGATACTGCATTCTCCAACTCTGGAATCAGTACTTCTAATCCTTACGTTACTGGTCAAGAAGCCAACGTTGGTTTAGGTACTGGTACTCAAGCAGGTTCTAACCCAGGTCTTCTCGATCCATCTGCTCAAACTGATGGTGGTTACAACGTTGGTCAGGGCATGGACACTGCCTTCGCTGAAGATCTTGGCGATGGACAGACCTTTAACGAGATGGCATTCTCGATCGAGAAGGTCACCGTAACCGCTAAGTCCAGAGCTCTGAAGGCAGAGTACTCCTTGGAACTGGCACAAGACCTCAAGGCAATCCACGGATTGAACGCTGAGGCTGAACTCGCAAATATTCTCTCTACTGAGATTCTTGCTGAGATCAACCGTGAAGTCATCAGAACTATCTACAAGACTGCTGAGTCTGGTGCTAGAGTAAACGTTGCTACTCCTGGTACTTTCGACCTCGACGTTGATTCCAACGGACGTTGGAGTGTTGAGAAGTTCAAGGGTCTCATCTTCCAGATCGAGAGAGATGCAAACCGCATCGCCCAAAGAACTCGTAGAGGAAAGGGCAACATGATCCTCTGCTCCGCAGACGTTGCTTCCGCACTCACCATGGCTGGTGTACTTGATTACACCCCTGCACTCAACGCTAACCTGAACGTTGATGACGCTGGCAACACCTTCGCTGGTGTACTTGCTGGTAAGTATCGTGTATACATCGATCCTTATTCTGCAAACTCTGCTGCTAGCCAGTACTACGTTGTTGGTTATAAGGGTTCTTCGCCTTATGACGCAGGTCTGTTCTATTGCCCATACGTTCCTCTTCAGATGGTTCGTGCCGTTGGCGAGAACACCTTCCAGCCTAAGATCGGCTTTAAGACCCGCTACGGTATTGTTGCTAACCCATTCGCTCAGGGTACTACCGATACCAACGCTGGTGCTCTCAAGACCAACGCTAACCGCTACTATCAGCGCGTTACCGTTAAGAACCTCATGTGATCCTTTTTTCACAAGGTTTTTCTCAGAGGATCCTTCGGGATCCTCTTTTTTTATCTAAATAAAAATAAAATACTGTAATGGCAACAACAAACGCATTTGCCAACCAAGTACAGAATAGAAATTTTCTATCTCCAGTTGGTTTCAAATTTTCAATTGCAAAGGAACCAAAAGTTGCTTTTTTCTGCAACTCTGCAAGAATTCCTGAAATTAGTTTAGGAACTGCAATTCAACCATCATATTTAAAAGATGTTGATATTCCTGGAGATAAGTTGCAATATGGCGATTTTTCTTTAAGATTTATCGTTGATGAAAATCTTGAGAACTATATGAAAATTCATAATTGGTTAACTGGTTTAGGAGCACCAGAAACACTGAAACAGTTTAAAGATCTAACGACAGATCGATATTCCACTAGAGATGATAGACTACAATTCAGTGATGGAAGTCTTCACATCTTGAATAGTAATTACAAAGACGTTGCTATTGTAAAATTTAAAGATTTATTTCCTGTGTTCTTGACATCATTAGATTTTGAAGCGAATGAAAATGATGTCGAGTACTTTACAGCAGAAGTAACTTTCAAGTATACTGTATATAATATACTAGCTTCTGACGGAAGAACACCTCTATGACTATGAATCTTGATAAAATTCAGGAAATGTGGGAAAAAGACTCACAAATCGATCCTGATAATCTGCATGATGAATCACTAAAAATTCCACAACTTCATTCAAAGTATTATACTGTTTATAATACAATCACTTTACTTAGGGAAAAGGCAAGAAATAGTTACAATAAAATCAAACTAGAAAGATATAATTATTATACTGGAAAAGCACCTGCAGAGGTGTATGTCGAAGAACCATTTCCATATAAAGTTCGTGAAAAAGATGCCTTACAGAGGCATATAGAGGCAGATGAGAAGTTAAATGTCATTGATATGAAAATCAAGTACTATGATGCACAATTAAAATTTTTAGAAGAAATTATTAAAACTATTTCAAATAGGACGTATCAAATTAAAAACGCCATCGAATGGCAAAAGTTCCAAGCGGGGTTTTAAATGGAAGATGAGCAGGATTTTGACTATCAAGTTAATTTAAGAATAGAAGATGTACGTCTTCTTCAGCATTGTGTAAATGAAACTATTCGACTTTGGCCAGGTGCTCCTGCCAGACCTGCTGAAGAACAAGAACATCTTCGCTACCTGCGTGATTCTCTTTTCAGAATGATTGTAGATTATAACTTTAGGGAACTATGAACAATTACGATTACGAAAGTGACTATGATGATATGGAAGATGTTCCATACATTCAAATGGAATTAGATATTAGAGATTGTCATCAAATCTATAAAGCACTTGTGTGTCACGAAGAACACGGTAAATTTGGTGATGAGTATGATAAGGCAAGAACTGAACAAGTAAAAGATTTTTTCTACAGGATGATTTTAGAATATAAGTATCAGGTGGGAGAATAAATATCTATAGGTGAATCCTATGGATCATGTCTCATTTGATAATTTCTAAAAAGAACGAGGTATATCTTCAAGTAAATGCAGAACCACATATCTACTACGAGTTAGCAGATCAGTTTACGTTTGAAGTGCCAGGTGCAAAATTTATGCCTCAGTACAGAAATAAGTACTGGGATGGAAAAATTCGACTATTCAATACCCAGACTGGAGAGATATATGTTGGGTTATTGGATAAAATCACGCAGTTTTGTGACAATCACGGATACACATATGAATTCGTAGATAATAAATTCTACGGACTTCCATTTGAGACAAATGACATGATCTCAAAGGAAGGTGTGAAAGATTATATGAATTCTATTTGCAAGTATTCCCCTCGCGATTACCAAGTAGAGGGAGTATACGACGCCCTAAAACATAATAGAAGGTTGTTGATATCCCCAACTGCCTCTGGAAAGTCTCTGATGATATATTCGATTGTGAGATATCACGTTGAGAAGCAACGAAATATTCTGATAGTTGTTCCGACGACTTCTTTAGTAGAACAGATGTATAAAGACTTTGAAGACTATGGTTGGGACGTAGGTTCATTTTGCCACAAGATCTATGCGGGACGTGAAAGAGAAACCGATTCTCAAGTGATTATCACCACCTGGCAGTCCATCTACAAACTTCCTCGCAAATACTTTTCAAGATTTAATGTGGTCGTTGGAGATGAAGCACACCAGTTTAAGTCAAAATCTTTAATATCTATAATGTCAAAACTTTCTGATGCAAAGTTTCGTTATGGATTTACTGGAACCCTTGATGGCACACAAACTCACAAATGGGTTCTTGAGGGATTGTTTGGTCCTGCATATAAAATCATCAGAACAGAAGAACTGATGAAGAAAGGGCACGTTGCTAAACTGGACATCAATGTACTTCTACTGAAGCACTCACCACATAAGTTTGAAAACTTTGAGGAAGAAGTCCAGTATATCATCAATCACGAAAGACGCAATAAGTTTATTCGTAATCTTGCATTGGATCTCAAAGGGAACACACTAGTTCTTTTTCAAAGAGTTGAAGGTCACGGACAACCATTATATGACTTGATAAATAGCAGTATCGAAGATCGTCATGTCTTCTTTGTTCACGGTGGTGTTGCTACCGAAGATCGAGAAAAGGTGAGGGAGATTACAGAGCAAGAGAACAACGCGATTATTGTCGCTTCATATGGAACGTTTTCTACTGGTATCAATATCAAGAATCTCCATAATGTCATTTTTGCTTCTCCTTCCAAGTCTAGAATACGGAATCTCCAATCTATTGGAAGGGTACTTAGAAAAGGAAATAACAAGACGAAGGCAACACTCTATGATATTGCTGACGACATATCATACAAATCCAGGAAAAATTATACACTTAATCATCTGATTGAGAGAATCAAAGTATATAACGAAGAGAACTTCAACTACGATATTGTAAACATACCACTTAAGAATTAATATGGGAGATGCTTTTTACAGCGCAATCAAACTAACCACTGGAGAAGAAATCTTTGCCCTTGTCTACGCTGATGACGTAGAAGGGGAAGAGATCCTGCTAATGCAAACTCCAGTTATTATGAAAGTCATCAACACACCTGCAGGGTCACTACTGAAGGTCAAACCGTGGATGACATTGCCTTCTGATGATTTGTTTGCAATTAAATTAGATAAGATCGTTACTATGTCTGAAGTGAAAGATGAAAATATGATTAGGATATACACCAATTATGTTGAAGATTGTGCAGAAGATTCTGCATATGAAGAAGAAGTAAAAAATTCCCAAGAAGCAACAATTACCAGTAAGATGGGATATATTTCTTCAGTAGAGGATGCTAGAAAAATGCTAGAGGATCTCTATAAACTAAAAGATACTAAAGAAAGCTAGAGCTGATCCTTCAAACCTAACAAAGGTATTCTATTCATATTTCACTATCTTGTCAAGCCCTGAAAGTGTGTTATAATATGTACATAACAAGAGTTTATCTAAAACTAGCAATGGTATTATGTCTAGAAAGAAATCAGAACATTATGTAAACAACAAGGAACTTCTTGAAGCACTAATTGTTTATCGTACAAAAGTTGAAAAGTCTCACTTGAAGACTTTCAATAAAGAAATCACAACGAAAGAAGAGAGAGCAAAGCATTGGGATGATAAACCAAAGATCTCCAACTATCTTGGCGAATGTTTTTTGAAGATTGCGACACACCTGTCGTATAAACCAAACTTCGTCAACTATATGTTCCGCGACGATATGATCTCAGATGGAATCGAAAATTGCATTCAGTACATTCATAATTTTGATCCTGAGAAATCCAAGAATCCTTTTGCTTACTTTACGCAGATCATTCATTATGCGTTTCTCCGCAGGATCCAAAAGGAGAAGAAGCAGTTAGAAATCAAAACCAAGATCATCGAACGTACTGGATTTGATGAAGTTATGATGGTTGACGATAGCTTGCTTTCTGGTAGCAGTTCAGACTATAATGCTATCAAGGATAATATTCAATATAAGACTACTAATCGATGAAGATTGCCATTATCACAGACCAGCACTTTGGTGCTAGAAAGTCCTCTAAGTATCTTCACGACCATTTCAAGCGGTTCTATGATGAGATTTTCTTTCCATACCTAGAAGAAAATAATATCAAGACTGTAGTCGATATGGGAGATACCTTTGACAATCGTCGGAGTATTGATCTGTGGGCACTTGAATGGGCAAAGGAGAACTACTATGATCGCCTAGAAAAATTGGGCATCACAGTTCATACTGTTGTTGGCAACCATACTGCATATTATAAGAATACGAATCAGGTAAATACAGTTGGACTTCTTCTTAAACAATATCCAAATGTTATTGTTTATCCTGAAGTTGAGGAAGTAAAGTTAGATAAACTCAAAGTACTTTTCATTCCCTGGATTAACAATGAAAATTTTGAAAGTAGTGTCCAATCTATTAAAGTTTCTAATAGCACATGCGCGATGGGGCACCTTGAGCTCAACGGATTTAGAGCGCATCGCGGACACGTCATGGAAGAAGGTATGGACTGCGACGTATTTGAGAAGTTCGACAAAGTGTTTTCAGGACACTACCATACACGGAGCGACAACGGAACAATCTTCTACCTAGGCAATCCGTATGAGATGTATTGGAATGATGTAAACGATCCTCGTGGTTTCACAATCTTTGATACTGAAACTCTAGAGCACGAACATATTAATAATCCATTTACAATCTTCCGAAATCTTTACTACGAAGATACTAACTACAAGTTGTTTGACTTTAGAGACTACAAAGAAAAGATTGTAAAGGTTATTGTCAAGAAGAAGAGTAGTCCTAAAGATTTTGAAAAGTTCATTGATAAACTCTATTCAATCGGTGTTCAAGATCTGAAGATTGTTGAAAACTTTGAAATTCACTGTGATGATGACTTTGAAGTAGAAGAAACGGAAAACACAATTTGTATTTTGAATAGATATATTGATGAGGCAGAAATGGATTGTGACAAAACCGTTGTCAAAGGCATTCTGCAGAAAATCTATGCTCAAGCGTGTGAGGTAGAGTAATGTTTCTTCTTACAGTCAAAGATCAAAAAGAGGACGGTGCCTATGCGGTTCACGACCGTAAAGGTAATAAGGTCCTCTTTCTCTTTGAGGAAGAAGATGACGCAGAACGCTATGCTATGCAACTCAACGATCAGGAAGACGCTGAGATGGAAGTCATAGAGGTTGACGGAGCACTTGCAATTCGGACCTGTAAGTTGTATAATTATCGTTATACTGTGGTCAAACCCAGTGATATTGTTATTCCCCCCAGACTAGATGATAACGTTTCAGAAGATCAGGTATAAGAACTTTCTTTCCACTGGAAATCAGTTTACAGAAGTATGCCTTGATCAGCATAGAACTAATCTAGTCGTCGGAACTAATGGTGCAGGTAAGTCCACAATGTTGGATGCCTTGACCTTTGTTCTTTTTAATAAACCATATCGTAAGATCAATAAACCGCAACTGGCAAACACGACTAATGAGCGTGAGTGTGTGGTTGAGATTGAATTTACAGTCAATACAAGACAATACCTTGTTCGTCGTGGTATCAAACCAAATCTCTTTGATATCATTGTAAATGGCACTCCATTGCATCGTGAGGCAGACGACAGGGCGATGCAGCGTATCTTGGAAGAAAATATCCTTAAACTGAATTACAAGTCCTTCACGCAGATTGTAATCCTGGGTAGCAGCACTTTTGTACCCTTTATGCAACTCACTGCTTCTAATCGTCGTGAAGTTATTGAGGATCTTCTGGACATCAGAATTTTCTCTGCTATGAATAATATCCTCAAAGAGTATGTCAGAGAAAAGAAGAATCAAGTCAAGTCTTTAGACCTGAAGAAAGAAACTCTAAAGGACAAGATGAAGATGCAGAAGAACTTCATCGAAGAATTAGAGAATCGTGGCAATGCAAATATCGATGCTAATAATAAAAAGATTGATACATTAGATCAGGAAGTTCTTCTTTATATGAAGGAGAATGAAGGTCTTGAAGAGTCTATTTCACAGTTCGCGAAGGAGCAAGAAAGCGTCACTGGAGCAGAGGACAAGTTAGCAAAACTAAACAATCTGAAGGGTAAATTGTCTCAAAAGGTAGGCACAATTACCAAAGAACATAAGTTTTTCACAGAAAATACGGTCTGCCCTACTTGTACTCAAGATATTGAAGAAGAGTTTCGGTTAAATAGAATTGAGGACGCTCAAAATAAAGCAAAGGAACTTAGAGATGGTTATGAAGAACTTGAGAAAACAATAAAGTTCGAACAAGAACGAGAGCGTCAATTCATTGCCCTTTCCAAGGAGATTACGAAACTAACGCATGACATTTCTCAAAACAATACTCGAATCAATCTCAACCAGAGACAGATCCGAGGTCTTGAAAATGAAATTCAAACTATTACCAACAACTTACAGAACAGAAATACTGAGCATGAGAAGTTAGAAGAGTTTAGAGAAAATCTCCACAAGACAATTGAAGACTTATCAGACAAAAAACAAGAAATCGTTTATCACGATTTTGCCTATTCCTTACTTAAGGACGATGGCGTAAAAACGAAGATTATTAAGAAGTATCTTCCGTTCATAAATCAGCAGGTAAACCGTTACCTACAGATGATGGACTTCTACATCAACTTTAAACTTGATGAAGAATTTGGTGAAAACATTGAGTCCCCTATCCACGAAAACTTCTCATATAGTTCATTCAGTGAAGGTGAGAAGATGAGAATTGACCTAGCATTACTTTTTACCTGGAGGGAAGTCGCTAGGGTCAAAAATTCCGCCAACACTAACCTGCTGATTATGGATGAAGTCTTTGACTCATCTCTTGACGGATTTGGAACAGATGAGTTCCTTAAGATCATCCGTTATGTTGTTCAAGACGCAAACATCTTCGTTATCTCACATAAACAAGATATGCTCGATAAGTTTGAGAATGTGATAAAATTTGAAAAAGTAAAAGGATTTAGTAGGATGATTTTATGATTGGTATTATTGGAAATGGATTTGTTGGTAACGCAGTATATCAAAATCTTAGAGACAAGGTAACTTGTAAAGTTTTTGATGTAGATAAGAATAAATCATTCAATACTTTAGATGAGGTTCTTAGTCAGACATTTATTTTTGTTTGTCTTCCAACTCCGATGAAAAGTAAAGGTGAATGTGATCTTTCAATTCTAGATACTTTTTTTGAAAGTCTTCCCAAAAACGTTGAGGGCATATTTGTAATTAAATCAACAGTACCTATTGGTACAACTAAAAAGTATTCTAAACAGTATAAGGTTATTCACAATCCAGAATTTTTAACTGCAAGAAATGCAGTAGAAGATTTTAGAAATTCTGAAAGAAATGTTGTTGGTGGAGACAAAAATCTTTGCAAACAATTTGTCAATTTCTTTTCAACTATTTTTCCAGATATTCCAAGTGTGATTACAACCTCTGATGAGAGTGAAGCTATTAAATACTTTGCAAATAGTTTCCTAGCGTGTAAAGTTGCATACTTCAACAAAATGTTTGATTTGTGTGAAGCAACTGGAATGAATTATAGTGTAGTTTCTGATGGTGTAACATCTGATAGTCGAATTGGAAATTCTCACACTCAAGTTCCTGGATTTGATAATGATCGTGGATTTGGTGGAACTTGTTTCCCTAAAGATTTGAATTCCTTGATAGTTCAGATGGAATCCAACGGAATCAATGCCGATATGCTAAAATCTGTATGGTCTTACAATCAAAAAATTCGCACGGTCATAGACTGGGCCGTTACCTAAAATGAACACACCCAACTGGCAGCACCATTCCAAGAAAGAAGCAAAGCGAACTCTCAAACCACAGGCAATGAGAGCTCGTAGAGCAGCATTACAAGACCTGAAGCGTAAAATCAGATACACATCGTTTTCCCGTGATAGCATTAGAGTTTTATAAATATTTGAAAACACTGCAATACGATGGACTCCAAAAAATTTATTTCTCTTAGAGAAGCATATGCTTCTATCTACGAGAAGAAAGAAGACAAGAAAGAAGAGGATTGCGTACCCAAGTCTGAAAAGGGTGAGCACAATTGTGCCAAGAAAGTCTGCCACGAAGAGTTTGGTGAAGGAACCTGCATCTTCGGTCAGCACGCTGAACCTGATAGAAACGGATTTGTCCATCACTATGATGTAATGTTTGAGCACGGTGTAGAGAAGGGTATGCCTATCACCGAAATGAAGGTTCTTGAAGAAGGTTCTCACCCAGATCATAAGAAAGCATAAGTGAGTCCAGTTTAAAAACTGTCCACTAGGAGGTCTTGGGACCTCCTTTTTTTGTATAATACGTCCATACGCAAAGGACAAATGGCAGTCAAACACGAAATCAAGTCTCAACTCGCTAAACTGCTTGCGACTGAAGATTTGATTGTGGAGAACAAGAAAGTTGAAACTGCTTGCTTCAACGTCCACACTCGTGTGTTGACTCTGCCGATGTGGGAGAAAGCAAGTAATAATGTATATGATCTTCTGGTTGCTCACGAAGTAGGACACGCTCTCTACACACCAGATGAAGATTGGATTAAGAAACACAAGATTCCTCCACAGTTTGTGAATGTGGTTGAAGATGTTCGTATTGAGAAACTGATGAAGCGTAGGTACGCTGGTATCTCCAAGAGTTTCTTTCGTGGATACAAAGAACTGTCTGATGCTGACTTCTTTGATATTGCTGATGATGATGTCAGCACTATGAATCTTGCCGACAAAGCAAACCTGTATTTCAAGATTGGTAGTTTTGTTGGAATCCCTTTCAATGATGAGGAACGTGAAATCCTCAACTTGATTGCTAACACAGAAACTTTTGCTGATGTCCTGGAGGTTTCTAAAATCTTGTATGACTTCTGCAAGAAGGAACATAAAGATGCTGAACCACCTCAATCACCTGCAAACGAAGGTTCTAATTCTGAACAATCAGACAGTTCCAGTAGTGATGAGGGTCAGTCTGAAGAACCCAACCCAGATGAATCTTATGGTGGCACTGCAGGTGCTGATACTCAAGATCAATCTGAACTAGATGATGGTGAAGCAGAACAATTTGGAGAACCTGAAGTTGAGACGATGAAGTCTCTTGAGGAAGGACTCAAAAATCTGGTCAATCGTATGACCACAGAGAATGAGTACATTGAACTCCCAGAGATCAACACTGATAAGATGGTGATCAGTAATGAAAAACTGCACAGTGGTTTTTCTGAATGGGATGATATTCCAGAGGAAATTTTCTACCCTGTAGATTCTGCCTTTCAAAAATTTAAAAAATCCGCACAAAAGGAGGTGAACTATCTTGTCAAAGAATTCGAATGCCGTAAGTCTGCAGACTCTTATGCTCGTGCTACTACTAGTCGGACTGGAGTGCTCGATACAAGCAAGTTACATACTTATCGATACAATGAAGACCTGTTTAAAAAAGTAACTACCCTTGCTGAAGGAAAGAGTCACGGTCTAATGTTCTTGTTGGATTGGTCTGGTTCAATGACCAATGTTATGGAAGACACTATGAAACAACTCTTCAACCTGATGTGGTTCTGTAAGAAAGTTAATATTCCTTTTGATGTGTATGCTTTCACGAACGATTATCCTTGGGAAGACAATACTTCTTATCTTCC